TATTTTTTAACTGCATCAAGATGAGCCTGTACATCGTCATTCATCACAAGGAAATTGCCTTTGTTGTTCTGGCTGACAACTTCTCCTGTTTCCTCGTTTACCTCAGAATAGGTGTAAGCGATACGGCTTCCCTCTCCTGTGCTAAGATTCATAAAACTTGTAAGAATTTTCTTCATTATATTTTCCCCATTTCGTCAATAATGTTTTCCCTATCATTAAGGAGTTCCTTTTCGTAATCTGGTTCTGATACTTCAAGGCTTTTACTGTAGTCTGGCTCTGGCATGTCTGTATCTATCGCCCTGTCGTAAGCTGTTTCACTCGCATCGGCAAAACGCATGTGTTCATAGTCAGCTTGCCGCGCTTTAATTTCGAATGCAAATTTAAGTCCCGGAGTGCCTTTAACAATGAAATATGTCTGTTCCTTTTTATCTACCCAACAATCTCCATTTCCTTCCTTTTGCAAGAAAACATAATATTCAATCCCCACATTGGTAGATTCTTGAAAAATGTCGTCTATGTCTATCAGGCATGTACCATCTTCCGATATGGATGCTTCTCCAATGTCTCCAAACATGGGGGATGCCATTTCGTAACAATAAAATGCCTGTGTGCCATAGTTTTTTGTTGGAAGAATCCTCTTCTTTGTTCCACGCACACTTAAATCCGCAAGGTCAGTGCCTGTGCCAAGGCTGTAAAAGTGCCCACTGGCTTCTACATGTGTACCTGCTTTAACTTTTTTTGATGCCGAAACACTGCCCGCCGAAACACTGGTATCAACCGATACTGAGCTTGCATGCACGGTTCCTGTATAAAGATTGATTCCTCTAATTCGTGTTCCATACAATGTGCCGTACCCTGGCACATATACTCCTGTATTCGTCTCTGAATAGATTTCCCCAGCTGAAGCGTCTAGCATTACTTCTCCATACGTGCCATTTGCTGAAAGTTTTTGATAGCCAACTTTCCATCCTGCCAAATACCCTGTGTCAATATACGAGGCATTCAGATACACCTTATTATTATAAAGATATAGCCCCTGTGTTTCCCCATTGTTGGTTAATTTATTAAAAATATCCAACTGGGTCATATCTGACGCGTCTTTGCCATCATCACCTTTTTCTCCATATACACCGATAACATGCGGAGTAGTGTTCACACTCGTTCCGTCCGTGTATGTGGTTGTCTGATAATTCCACAAATATCTTTTAGATGATGTTGGTGTCTGCACGGATTCCGTCCAACCTGATGTGGATGTTGTTACACCTGATGAACTGGACGTAGCGAGATAATGCTGTACAATCTTCGATATTCCGTTTCCGGTATCACCTTTTATTTTTGTCCAGCTATAGTCACTTGGATTAGTAGAATCGTTTTTTTCAAAATTGGTATACTGTCCGATGTAAGTCTTTCCAGTACTATCAGATACTGAAAATCCTGTCTTTCCGTCAGAACTGGTCGCATAAGCAATATGGAGATAAGATGTTTGCCCGTTATCTCCATTTGTTCCAGGGATTCCTTGTGCCCCGTCCTTGCCTTCAAATCGACTCCATGTGTATTTGCCAGGGTCGTCGCTATCCGCTTCTGTATAGTCCACATAAGTGCCAATATAGGTACTTGGCGTTTCACTCATCTGACTGGAAGAAGTCGGGTTTGCAACAGAACTATATTTGATATGAAAATAAGATGTCTTTCCGTCCTGACCGTCTTTTCCGCTTATTCCGTCTTTTCCATTTATTCCCTGAATACCCTGTAATCCCTGAATACCCTGTTTCTGTTTTGCAATTGCAAACTGTTTCTCAACAGAGAGATTATTATAAGAAACTGACACCGTAATAATTCCTGTATCAGATGAAAGTGCCGTTACTGTATATGTTGCTCCTGATTTTGAACCCGTAACCCCGCTTCCGGCAGTAAACGTTATAGTTGCGCTGTTTGTAACATTCTCATCGCCATACAACGCCGTCACCGTCGTTTTGCACTCAGGGAATGCTGTGTAATTGCCTTCCGCATCCGTTGGAATACCCTGATACTCATTCGATAATGTTACATTTAGAGTCTTATATTTCTTCGCTTCTTCCGTAGCCGCATCCGTGGCAATATCGGATACGCTCTTGCCCTGCAAAGAAAATTCGGTGGCAAGAATATGAACTTTCCCGTTATCATCAATGTATAAGGTTGTTTGGTTGTCCTTATCAATAACCTTTATGCCTTTCGCATTGATAAATTTGCCTGCCAAAACGCCTGCGAGGATGTAATTTGCATTGATATACAGTTTCTTGTCCTGTATATAAATACCCTGGTCTTCACCGCCGTTCGTCAGCTTATTAAATACTTCATCCTGTCCAAGGCTTGTATCATACTCTTTTACCGCATTGTCAATGTCGGTTTTATCGGCATATTTGAAATCAATCCAGTCAGTGTCAGTAAATGCGCCATCCGACCGGTTTCTAACCGCTGTTTTGATAGAAGCTTTGCCATCTGCTTTTGATGTGATCCAGAAATCTCCCATGTTGTATGGTGGCTTAGGCTGTTCGAAATAAACTGCTGCTTTCCCATCAATCTTATCAAACAGATAATCTGGGGCTTTCTGTTCAACCCATTCATTTCCATCCCACCGCCAGCGCGTGTTAGCGTTATCGGCGGTATTCTGCCAAAGGTCTCCTTTGTGGATATATTTACCTTTTTCCCAAACAATTAAAATCTCATTTCCGCCTACGTCCAGAATGGAATTGCCATCAACATCTGTCCACGGAATCTCTTCTGTTTCTGTCCATTCAAGCGCCGGGTCTGTATCCTGGCTCCAGGTCTGAATCTTGCCATCAAGTTGCTCTTGGAGGCTTTCAATCGTATCAGCAAAAACGCCCTTGATAAAGGCTGTAACTGCTGAATCATCTGTATACTTAGATGCTCTCACCCAGTCATCGGTGTCATAGCTTGCGCCCTCTGCCTTTGCCTTTTGACACTTAAGAATGTCCCCTGTCTTTCCCTGAACCCATAAATCGTCAATATCGTAAGGTGGAACCGGCTCTGCTCCGAAAATTCTCTTCTTTGCATTTGCCGTGTTTTGTGCCTGTGCCGCATCAGCCAGAGCTTTGACCACCGCAGTGTCTTTTACATAGTCCCACTTGTATTCGCCATTAATCTTTGCGTATCTATAAGCCTGTCCGCCGTATTCTTCGTTGTTTACGATGTAAAACAGGTCACCTAAGTGCTTTTCTTTAGTTGTATCATCTGTCCAAGTGGACGCCGGTTCATTATTACCATCAGGAACATAGTCTCCAAAAAACGCTTCTATCTGTCCGTCAATCTGCTCCTGAAGAACCTTAATCTGTGGAGAATATACTTCTGTAATAAATTTCTCAACCTCGGCATTTGCGACATTTTCAGGCGTTTTTCCTTTAATTGTGAGCTCTGCAGCATTAAGATTGACAGCTCCTGTCTCTGCGTCAATGCGGAACGTAATGTTGCCGTCATTGTCTTTTGCCGTGAATCCCCTGGTATTGATCCAGTCAGACTGAATGCCGATTGCGTACAATATATTCAGAACTGCGTCTCCATTGGAATCAAATCCTGCTTTCCAGGTGTTTCCACCATCAACTGAAAGGAAGAATCCATTCACACCTGTTTTATAAATTACTTTTGAATCTTTTAAGGATGGTTTATCATGACGATATGATACCGAAGACCCATCCGGCTGAATTTCCTCAGTAAAATAAAATCCAAGTGTATTTGCGGCTAATTCGTTCATCTGCTTTAATTTTGCATCGTAAGCAGTGATTTTCTTTTCGGAATCTTTCTTAAGGTTGTCAACCTCTACCTGCATACTGTCGGGATAATCTGCATCAATATCCTCCATGCTTTTAGCATTGCATGCAAAACTTGTGCTTCCAGAAAAAGCAAAGTCTACATCTGTTAAGTAGGAATAATAAATGTTTCCTTTAATGTCTGCAAAAGTAACCCTGTCTCCAAATGTGGCGTACCCAACCGCCATGCTGTCACAAGAGAATGGTCTTAATCTCATGCCGACAAGTTCTTTTCCGATCAGGTCAACACCCGTCTGTTCATTGCCACTCAGAAGCTTGTTGTCAATCGTGATGACATATCCGTCTGTACCGTACTTGTATTCCGTCTCATTATCTGTATACTTGACCCCAGTAACAACTACATCGTCAACATCATAGGTAAGGTTATTGATAAAATTTGGCTTAAATCCTTTTCGCTCGAGAATTGTCTCAATCTCGTTGCTATCAATGTCAAGAATAGTGTTTCCGTTAATGTCATACCATGGAATTGTTTCTAAGGTTATGGTATCAACACCATCGTCAAAAGTGATGATTCGCAAATTATCATTCTCATCAATGCGAGCGTTGCCACCTGCTAAAGCTGCGACCATACCGATTACTGCTCTAAAAGTGGTGTTCTCGGGCTTCTTCTGTACCTGATAGTCTGCGTTTTTAAATGTTGCGTCACCTAACACAATCCCCGTCTGCTGACAGGCATCTTCCAAAACCTCTCTTGCAGAGCATGGTAAGGCAAGATTCGTTTTGTAGTCCGTCTCCGCCTTGCTCATATAGTCCAACAAAGTGAGGTTGATCTCATCGGACGTAGCGGGCTTTTTCGACACAATAAATGTGCCGCGGCGAATGGTTTCCAATCTATCAGACAGTTGTAAATTTAAGAATAGAGTAAACTGCGCTCCAGCAAAGTTGTAGTCAGAGAATCTATCATCATCATTGACCAGTGCCAATGTTGCTGTCTTTTCAATGGCTACGCCTACTGGGAAGTCCCCGGAATCAGAAGAATCTACAATGCCGTTTCCGTCAAGGTAGAAATCTTCTTTTCCTAGGCTTAAAGTTGTCCCATCACGCAGCACCGCATTCGCCGTAACATAATAGTTGCTATTTAAGAGAGATTCCGTCTTTAACTGATTTGTAACATTAATCATACCGGTCGAATGCTCCTTACATTAATAGTTAATCCTGTCCATCGTTCCTCATTGTCTTTGAGCGTTTGCGCTGCCATGTTGAAATTAGATGCATAGAACGTCTTGTCAATCCATTTGCCGGGGGTTCGAGGATCTTTGTGATGAAATGTGAACTGGCTCTTGTTAATCATAGAGTTAAGAATCGTTGCAATCTCTCCCCATTTAAGTTCGCCCCATTCCATGTCATATCCGGCAATGGTTCCCATTGGTGTGTTGTGCATAACTAAATCCTGACTCCTTTTGGAACTTTCTGTGGATGTAGTTGCGAACACTGGCTTGTATGTGTCAGGGGCCTTTATAGTGACCCCATCAATCTTAAACTGTTCCTGTGCCATTTACACACCTCCTAATAAGAATGGATTCTGACCGCCATTTCTGCGTCTCCTAAGCTCTGCTTCATCAATGATAATGTCTAATAGTTTTCTGCCAGATGCATTGACTGTTACGTTATAAGTATTTCCACTATTATTGCCTTTTCCCGATTCTTCCCGGACAATCTGACGCAACAGGCTTTCCGGTGCTTCCAAGTTATTGCCTTTTTTCTGGTCGCCTAGTACTGCAAGGAATTCTGACCTTGGTGGAATAACTGCACCACTAGCCAGATATGGGATAGTTCCGATGCGTGGAAATGTTGCGTGAAATCCAATAGTCTTTGTACCAAACGGTGTTGGAACAGACCAAGGTCCAAAGGAAAATGCAGATTCAATTCCACCAATTGCATTATTAATCATCCCAACTGCATTATTAACAATGCTGATTGCCTGATTAATCGGAGCTTTGATGAAATTCACAATACCTTCAAATGCAGATTTGACTGCATCTCTGGCGGCGTTAAACTTATTAGTGATAGCATTTTTTATCGCTTCTACTTTATTGGAAACAAATGTAGTTACGCTTTCCCATACTTGGGACGTTTTACTTTTTACACTATCCCACACACCTGTAACTTTATTTTTGATTGCGTTAAATACTGTATTCGCGGTGGCTTTAAGAGCGTTCCATAAATTAGAAAGCGTTTTTTTAATGGCATTCCAGACTGTTGAAGTCGCTGTCTTGATTGCGTTCCATGCAGTGCTAATGACAGTCTTTATTATTTTAAGTGCGCCTTTCGTCACAGTTTTGATTGCGTCCCATGCGCCAGTTATAATATCCTTAATAAGATTCCATATTCCATCCGCAATCTCTTTTATTCCCTGCCAAGCCAGTTCCCAGTCTCCTGTGAAAACGCCGACAAGAAAATCAATGATTCCGCTCAGTGTGTCTGCTACGTCACCAATTATTTTAATTAATGATTTTATGACTTTGATTGCCACAGCGCCTACAACGTCAATTATTTCTGCCACAACTGGAAGTAAATTCGCGATTATCCAGTTAATTAAAGGCACTAACACTGACTCCCACAGAAGTTTCAGAGAATCAATGAGTTTTCCGAGGAATGTTTCTATCTTTAAAATCGCGTCCCCTAATGGTCCCTCTAACAGCCCTTTAATTTGTTCTGCCAGTCCTTGCAACACCGGAAGAATGTATGTGTTATATCCAGTTATTAGAGTTTCAAGTATACTTGATAGTCCATCTGCTATAGAGTCAAAGAACGGTTTTATATGTTCATCGTACAACCTCGATATTGCGTCACTAAGGTTTTGAACAACTGTTAAGACCCCACTTGTTACAGTTTCTATTACTCCGAGGCTACCCTCGATTGCTGACTTTAAAATGTCCTTGTTGTCGATAAAAGGCTGTGCAACCATGTTAAGGATATCTCTGCCAAGTTTTGCAGCCGTTTCTGTAAGAACCATTCCGATTTCAGCAAAGATTCCGATTAAATCCGCTGTAATCTGCTGTGCGGTTTCTCCGCCAAAAACTGAGAAAACATCAGCGAAAGCAACTGCAAGATTTCCCGCGATTTGTGAAATTTCGGCACCGATGTTGAACATATCTATCAGATAGTTCTTTATTCTTTGCGTGTTCTGCTTTAAAAACTTTTCAATTCCGCCTATAATGTTTTGCGCAATTGTTAATCCGATTCTGGCAAATGAGCCAGCAACTTGTCCAATTGCATATGCAAATGAATCTAAGAAATTATTTACTGCTTTGGTAACTTCTGGGTCAGTGAAGATATCCTTTAAAGATTTCCATATGGAATCGAGATCTTTCTTTATTCCGTCAAAAATTGACTCATAATCTCCTAATCCATCCCAGAATCCTTTTGCAACCAATTTAGCTAGTTCTTTAAATCTGTTGATTATCTTATTTAACGGCTTTAACATCTTATCAAGAACTGTCTCGCCCTTTGCCATTTTTCCGTAATCAACATTTTGTACAGCATCTTTCATCTGATCTGCAAGTCCACCAGTCGCACTCGGCGTTTTTGACGATGAATCCGTACTTTTATCCGTTGAGTAATTATTTATTTCATCCAGTGGGCTGAGATATCCCTTTGCTGCCTTAGTAGCTTTCTTAGTTGCGTCCGCTGTATCATTTGTTGCATCCGCCAGCTTTTCGGCATTGTCGGCTGCATTTCCATATTGATCTGCCGTATCAGCTATTGCATCTGTCCCGGCAAGACCTGCACCACTCGCGCCTGTTTGTCCAGATGATTTCTTTCCAGTGATTAACTCCGTAAATGACTTGAAGGCATTTGCCAGAGTTGCTAACTTGCCGAGCAAAATATTAATAACTTTCAGAACAGGCGTGAAGAGATTGATTAATCCCTGTCCGACTGTTGCCTTGAGAGATTGCAGCTGCAACTGCATCACTCTCACCTGGTTCGCCCAGCTGTCAGATGTTCGGATGAAATCACCAGATGCGGCAGACAACTGTTTCTGTACAAAAGCCAGACGGAGAGCCACTTTCTCCTGCTCTGTCATTTCAGATGTGGTTTTCCCATAGCCATTAGCTAGCGCATACTGGTCAAGCGCTGACTGGGTCATTACCACGCCGAGGTCCTTGAGTGTTTCCGTTTCGCCCGTAAACACTGATTTCAGCTTAATATAAGCCAAGTCCTGACTGATGTTGTAAAATGATGCTACGTCACCAGTCAGCTGTGTCAGAGCTGTTGACATGTCGTAAGCCTGTGCTTCAGAGAAACCGAACGACTTAGACATTGCTCCGAACGTTCCGACATACTGCTTCGCCATCGTTTCTGACAGACCGGCAGATGTCATAGCGTTTTTTGCAAATTCGTTTACCTTGTCCGACATGGTTGTGAACGTAACATCGACCACGTTCTGCACTTCTGACAGATTAGAACCAAGTTCTACGCACTCTTTCCCGAACTGGGTCAATTTCCCAATTGCAAATGCCCCGCCAATCAGTATGCCTATTTTTTTTACTACGCTGCCAAGTCCGCCAAAAGACTGCCTGATTGCTGATACGCCGTTTTGCACGCCTGATGTGTCCATTCTGGTATCAATAATGACTGAGCCATCAGCAGCCATGTGTCCACCTCCTAACTATTTGAGGTTCAGCATCTCATTCAGCTTATCTTTATAAGCTTGCTCCTCGTCGCTGAGACGTGTT